CGCCTGATATCCTCTTCCACGCGGCTCAGCTCTTTATAAGCTGCATCCAGCCTGTCCTGCATGTCGCCATATTTCCTGTCGTACATGTCATCCAGAGCATCCAATGCGTCCATCTGTTCAGAAATCTTCTTGATTTCGACATTCGCCTGCCTGCGGGGCACCTGCAATCCCTTCATCTCGTTCTCAAGCTCCGACGGGTCAATCTGGGCATTAAGACGCTCCTTGACCTCTTCTGTGAACTCGCTATTGTTCATGGACTCCATAAGAGCCTCAAGAACCTCAGAATCGACGCGCCACTGCGGATACTGCCTCTTGAACTTGCATCGCTCTCCGTCTACAAGCTTCCTGTGCTTGCAAGCGTAATAGAATGTGTCCTCGTAGTATTCGCCGGAACCGTCTTTTTTCTTCTTTCGGTTGACATTGCCATACAATCCAGCCCCACAGATTGGGCATTTCAGGATTCCCGAAAGCAGATGCGCATGATTAAGGCTATATCGCTTTTTAGCTCCTATGCCTGTCTCCGCACGCATTTCGTGAACACGCATCCACGTTACCTCATCAATGATTGCCTCATGGATTCCGTCGTGCAACTCATAGTCGTCCTGCTTGACCATGTGATAATCGTTACGCGTGCCTTCAACCTTCTCGGTTTTTCTCCTACCATAGGCAATCTTGCCCATATAAACGGGATTATCCAGCACGCCCTTCACGAAAGAGGGAGCGAACGACGTATCTTTGCGGTTCTTGTACGCGACCTTCCGATATCCACGGTCGGTGAGCCTGTTGGCTATGTTTGCCATTCTCAGACCATCAAGGTACATCTGATAAATCAACTTGACGTGTTCCGCTGCTTCGGGAACTACTTTCAGCTCTCCGCGCTCAATCACATAACCATACGGGGCTTGCCCGCCGTTCCATTTTCCCTGACGGGCTTTTTCCCTTCTGCCGGCCATCGTCTGGTTCAGAATGTTCTCACGCTCAATCTCAGACACTGCCGCAAGAACGGAAATGACCAGCTTTCCCGAATCCTTAGATGAATCAATGCCGTCTTCAACGCAAATCAGATTCACGCCGTGGTCTTGCATCCTCTGAAGCGTTGACAGAATATCGGCAGCATTACGTCCAAATCGGGAAAGCTTGAAAACAATGACATAATCGACGTCTGCTCCGGCGTCGATATACTCCAAGCATCCGCTTGAACTCGTCTCGTCCTTCGATTGATTTTCCGCTCCGTCCTTCATCAGAGAAGAACGGCTCTATCAGCTCAATATCCATTCCGAGGGCGTATTTTTCAATGCGCTCCCTCTGTGCATCCAGTGAATAGCCATCTACCTGCATACCCGTGCTGACGCGGGTATAGCAGTAGGCTCTCTTTTTCCTTTCTGGTTTATCCGGCATTTTGCAATTTTTTCTCCTACATTTTCGTTTAAGTTTATGTTTGAATTTTAGTAATTATTCTTACGCCAAAGCCTTACTCAGCGTCTCAATATTTGATTCTGCATCCTGAATGACAGACTGCATATATGAATCTATATATGTCCAATCGGGATTGCCTTTGCCGTCAATGGGGAGCTTGATACAATCCTTTTTCATAATATCCAAACGCCATTTATCAACAAATGCATATCGTTGACCAATAGAACGAATCAACGGTGCAATGAACAAACCGATATTCTCATTCATGTCGAACTTTGGATATAACACATTCACATCATCTGAAGCCCAGAAAGGCTCATCCTGATAAAAGGTCTCGCCAACACTGCCGTTATAACAAACCGTTATAGTATTAGCCGGATGCAATTTCTCATCATTTCCAATCTGCGTTGTCAGCCCGTTGCACATCGCCGATGACCCAATAAATCTGTTATTGCCTTCCCTCATATTTGCTTTTGTCAGACGTGTACCTTTCACGACATCAAACAACTTACCAATCTCAAACTCTTTCCACTGCGATATATCAACAGCCGTCTTCTTCTCATCAGCAAGCCTCAGATTCTCAAGGCAAGCCTCAGATTCTCAAGGCAAGCCTCAGATTCCTTCATGACTTCCGCCATGAAGGAATCCATGTATGCCCAATCGGGGCATCCATGAAAATCGACTGGCAGTTTAATTCGCTCGGATTTCAATAACTCTGGGAACAGCCCATAGTTGTACGAATACTTACGTGCAATCGGCTGCAAACATGCAGTCAAAAACATGCATGCCCCGTCACTCAATTCTTGAGTATCTATGTAATAGATGTCACGACCTGATACAAATTCCTCAGGCTGATAAAAGAAAGTTGCATTTTCAGCGCCAAATGAAATAACTCCTGCGGGGCTGGGTTTCATTTCGTCATTGCGCTGTACACGACACTTAATTCCATTGTCAAATTTCGTTCTCACAACATACGGAATGCCATTTGCATCTTCGATAACCTGCCTATTATGAAGCACAGGCGGTTTTACTATTCGGGGAAACAGCTTGCCAATCTCAAACTTTTTCCAGTCACTCGTATCAATCTTCACCATTGCCTTCACCGCCCTTCTTCAGGCTTATGGTCACAGCCGATTCTCCGGCACTGACACGGCTCGAATACATAGCCGTATCAAGCAGTTTTTCGCCAAATGCCTTTGCATCAATGCCTTTCTGAAACATCAGATAATCCATCGCCGTCTTCCTGAAGTCCTCCTCGAATATCTCGAATGGCTTCTGTGGAACCTGATAGGACAGATGCTCATCAGACTTCACCCACTGGCAGGTTTCATCGCCAGACTGTTTTTCAACGACATCCACCCAATAATCCTCAATACCAGCCCATTTGCCATAAACATCGTGGCGGCCTTTGTTTTTGACCGTTGCAAGCCCATCAGATGCCATATAGCAGGCGAATACGTCCTTGCTATCCTGCGCAATCCCTGACTCAAATACAAAAATCGAGGTAGTGACGCCAACATTGAAGAACAAGTCTTCTGGCAGCTTGATGACCTTCTTTAGACGATGATGCGAAAGAATCCGCTTCATCTGAGCCTTTGATGCCTTCTCAAGCTTCTTATCTGGCAGGATAAAAGCGCACATCGTATGTGCTGATACGTTATCCAGCACATTCTCAACAATCTTCATGCAGCCGTACTTGTTCTCGTATGGCGGGTTCATCAGCACTTTTGTGATGTCCTGCTTCGCAATCCACTTGCCCGCTGTCTCAGTTCTTGCATCCATCTGCTCAAGATTGGTCTTACCATCCTTGTGAATCAGCATGTTTGCGCACGCTAGGGCATAAATCTCACGGTCAAACTCGACACCGTAGAGCTGGGATTGCTTGATTTCCTTTGCCTTATCGGTCTGTGCCCCGCCTGCTTCACGAATCATGTTCGCCATGGCCTTGACCAAAAATCCGCCAGAGCCGCACGTGGCGTCCAATACCCTGTCGTCCTTGTTGACCTCAAGAATCCGGTACATGAAATCCGTGATGTGCTCAGGCGTGAATATCTGCCCGGCCTCTGATTTCTTCTTGTAACGGTTGAACTCGTTGAAGAAGATGCCCATGACATCCTCGCCGCGCCACGCGTCGGAGTTCAGGCAGTCGGAAATCTCCGTTACCCACTCAATGAACTGTCCAATCAAGTCCTTAACGTGTTTCTGCTCCTTCTCGTCCTCGCTGTTCACGTTGAGATTCATGCGAATCTCAGAAAATACGTCAAGAAGAAGCTCAAGCTTCTGGTTCTGTCGCTTGTCTCGAATCAACGCCTTGCTGATAGAAGACTGAATAGCATTCGTAAATGTCGAATAATCCATGCCCTTGACCATCAGGGCGTTATATCGCTTCGCTACAAGAGCACACGCCGTGAAAATCATGCGGTGATACAGATTCTTGATACCAAACTCGAAATGCAGGCAGTTGTTAATTTTCGCCGTTAGCTCGTAGATATGTTCCTTGTCGATATGGTCAACCTTGAACAAAGCCGTGTAATACTCGACGTTATGAAGCTCTTGTGCTCCATCTCCCTCGTATTCCTCGGTTCCCTTGAAAACGCGCACATCATCGCCGTTGTACAGAACACCTACAACGTGCTCATACTGTTCCTCGATGATTCTGACGTTCTTCAGAACCTCATCCACCTGCTTTTCGCCAAGGACAATCTTGGATGCCTT